ATTGGTCGTTATAGGGGACTTGGAAACTTTGCTCGTAAGTATGATTGCAATCCCAGTGAATTGGATTGTCAGGTTCGTTGGATGGTTAATGAACCACAGTTCCAAAAAGCACTTCCTAGTTTTGCTGGTGGAGGACAAACTGTAAGTCAATATATGCGTCCCGCATATAGATGGTTGGGTTGGGGTATCAAAGGATATCGTCAACAGTATGCATATGATTATAGTAAGAGACTTGTATTTGGTTGATTTATGCTTTTAGATGATTCTAGTGTGTTTGACAACACGGTTTTTGAAATAAACGAAGACCCAATAATTAATACAATCGATACGAAGATTGCTAAGATAACAACTATCGATAACTTTTATAATGACATAGATGGAGTTATAGCACAACTTCCAAAAATGCCCATAAGTTTAATCTGGGAACAACCAGATAACAACAAAACTTTTGTTGATGCAAGAAAAGTATACAAATCAAATATGCGTGGAACAACACTTCCATATGCATTTAATGGATCACTGAATATACTATTGTCAAATATTCTTGAGTTTCCTCCAGAAAGAATGGATGTCAGTAAAGAATTTACTGTAAATTGTTTTTCATATACTGAAGAATTTGAACCATTTCTAAAGGATAATTGGTATGGATGTCATCGAGACGATCATGACATTCTTCCTATGAATGGTATTCCCGCTACAGGTCAAGTTGCGATAGTTGTTTTTCTAAATGAACACTATGAGGAAGGTGAAGGAATGAACTTCTATGACCTTCCACCAAATGTAAAAACAAAAATTCGTTCTAAAAAATCTGAAGTTAAACAGATACATAGTGTACAGGGTAAAAAGAATCGTGCAGTTCTTTTCGATTCCCAGTTTCCTCACGGACAACACACACCAACAAATCAGTTCAAGAACGAAATAAGATACACTCAAGTCATTTTTGTTCCATTGTACTAAGGCCCTTGACACCAGTCAGGGTTTACCCTATACTATAAAGGTGGTTGAGAGACCACTGCTGTGACCCCCTTGGTAGTTCAGGGTTAGAGGCGATAGGAACTACCTCACGGGTCAGTAGCTCAGATGGAAAGAGCAATTCACTTCTAATGAATTGGTCGGGGGTTCGAGTCCCTCCTGACCCGTCATTGGCCTATAGCTCAGTTGGTAGAGCGCGGAGCTGTTAACTCCGTTGTCCTAGGTTCGAGTCCTAGTGGGCCAGTTAGCTCGAATAGCTCAGGGGTAGAGCACCTCCTTTACACGGAGATTGTCGGGGGTTCGATCCCCTCTTCGAGCATGTCGTATCAATCTAATGAATCATGTTAGTTATCAGATGCAAAAATTGTAATACAGAACTTACGAGTTCTCCAAAGACTCAGGTCTGTGGTTGTTCAAATAACACCACACTCACTGATGATAAGATTTCTGCTGTTGATTTGTCTAAGGTGTTGATCATATCGAACAATAAACTTGACGATAGTCATGATGTATTGACTGCTGCAGACTTGATGTATCAGGAACAAAGACGTAGACGTAAGGTAAAGAGGCTTGACTTTGAAGTGAGATGATATTTAAGGAATTACATAAGAATGTCTTTCATGCGAAGAATGTCTTTCCTACTGAGATGTTTTTACGAGTTAGAGATGAGTTTAATCCTATCAACAATCACTGGACCTTTGATAAAGAATCCTCATACGATGATGGTAATAGTTCCATTCGAGGTAAGATAGTAAAAAGTTCTAGTTTCATAGGTGATAATCTCGTTCTCATTGACATAGGAATGTATGTAAAACTTAAAGTTGAGAAGCAACTAGAACGAAAACTGAAACTGATCAAAGTAAATACCAACATCCAATATTCTGGTATGTACTCCACTTTTCATAAGGATGGTCCATTAGATAATCCATCTGATTCCCTGTGGACATTTGTGATATTCTGTCAAACAAATTGGAACACAATCTGGGGTGGAGAGTTCTGTTGTAATATAGGTGACGACTATGTTTATGTCCCATACATTCCTAATAATGGCTGTTTATTTGATTGTAGGAATGATCATACTGGTTATGCACCCAATAACTTAACGTCAAAACCCAGACTGTCATTAGCATATACTTTTCTAGAGACTTGACTTTGAAGTCAGGTAATAGTACAATAAATAAATCAACTACAAATGTGATGATGGAAGTCTTTACTGTAAAAGAGTATCAAGATCGTTGGGATGAGTTGATGGAAAGAGTGGAGAATGGGGAGACTTTTGGTATAGTCAATGAGAACGGACAGGCTGCCGTGATGATGCCTGCCGATGATGAGACTCTGCGAATATACACAGAGAATAACAACGAAGCCCCTTAGGCTCTTATTTGCTTCTTTAGCAATCTGGTGAATGCAGCAAACTCATAATTTGCCTAAGGTGAGTTCGATCCTCACAAGAAGCATTGAGGTCAGTTCGCAGACTGTCCTCTTGACTCTTACAGTCAAAACCCTTATAATACTAAGGTCAACAATCAAGACAATGACTATTACTTCTAAGTTCAAAAAAGACATCACAACTCTCCGGTCTGCAGCCAACGGGGAATTCTTCCTTGATGTAAAGAATCCAAAACTTTACAAGAAGGTTCGTAAATTTTATGAGAATGATGGTGTAACTTTTTCTGGTGATCCTCTTGATGATTATGATATTCTCATCGATTGTATTGCAGAAGACCTTGAAAGTGTGGAAGTCGGTTGATGAAAGTTCTTCTAGAACATTTTCCTTATCGATACGTTGAGTGTGGTACATTGGAAATCAATGGTATGCCAGACTATCGAATTCAAAAGGCAGACAGTTGGAGCAAACGTTACAGGGATATGTATCTGTGTGATAACCAAATGCAAATGTTGACCGCAATGGAAGACTTTGAATATACTAAATGGTTAGATCCAGATGGTGTACCTTGTTATGTGAGAGATAGAGTTTCTAGATAATAATAAATAGAACAGATTTGTATTTCGATTATGTCTAGTAGAAAAACATCAGATACTGGAGCATACATGTCTCAGTATGATCAGGAAGTAGAATCCAGACTCAAAGCACTTGAGGCTGGTGTCAAACAGGTTGGGGAAGAAGTTCAAAAAAAGAGTTCCGCCCCTGCCGCAACTGCTCCTGCTCCGGTTAGTGGCAATCTAGAAGCCAAAGTAGACCTTTTGATTAGTATTCTAAAACAGGCTCCTGGTCTTAATATTGAAAAACTATCTAAAGGTAGACTCTGATATGAGTTTCTTGTTTCTCTAAAGAACAAGTGGCGCGGCATGAACCCTATACGAGGAGGTCTTGACAAAGGCCTCCTTTTTTAATACAATACATACAGGGATATTGTAATTATTAGTATGAAGATTGGTTTTAACTGTAGTTCCTTTGACTTGTTTCATGCAGGACATGTGACAATGTTGAAGATGGAAAAAGAACTATGTGATTATCTTGTAGTTGCTCTTCAGGTTGATCCTACTATTGATAGACCTGGTATCAAAAACAAACCTACTCAGAGTGTGTACGAGAGGTATGTGCAACTCCAAGGTTGTAAGTATGTTGATGAGATCTTGGTATATGAAACCGAGGATGATCTTATCAATCTTATCAAAACTCAAACACTTGATATTAGATTCTTAAGTGAAGAGTATAAAGATAGAGACTTCACGGGAAAACAATATTGTATTGATAATAATATTGAATTGCATTATCATTTAAGACGACATAAGTATTCTTCGACTGAACTCAGGAATAGAGTTTATACTATGGAGAATGCAAAAAGAACAGAATTAGTTCCGGGAGAAGTATTGGACCAATACTCACCAGAAATTCTTAACAAGTATGAAAAATCATGAGTATTCTAGTAACAGGTGGGGCAGGGTTCATTGGAAGTAATCTTCTTCACTATCTTGAACAGTTTGGTGAGGAAGTTATATGTGTAGATAAACTTTCGTATGCCGCAGATGAAACTAACCTTCCAGATTATGTAAAATTTTATCGGTCAGATATTTCTGATGATGAATCGGTAAGATATGTATTTGAACATGAAAGTATTACAAAGGTCTTCCACCTTGCAGCAGAGAGTCATGTAGATAATTCAATCAAAGATTGTAAACCTTTCATCAATTCTAACATTACAGGTACTGTCAATCTTCTTCAGTGTGCATTAGAACAAGAAGTAAGTAAATTTATTCATATCTCTACTGATGAGGTGTTTGGTTCCATCGCATATGGTTCCTTCAATGAGATATCTAGATACCGACCAAGGAATCCATACTCTGCATCTAAGGCAGCAAGTGATCATTTTGTAAATGCATACCACACCACATACGGTTTACCAACTATTATTACAAACTGTTCTAATAACTATGGTCCACGACAACATCGTGAGAAGATGGTACCCAAAACTATCTTAAGTCTTATGAGTGATAGTCCAGTTGATGTGTATGGTAGTGGATTACAAATTCGTGACTGGATCTATGTTGAGGATCATTGTAAGGCCCTTGTAGAAGTTTCTAAAAGGGGTAGAGTGGGTCAGAGTTATAACATTGGTGGTGAGTGTGAACTAAAGAACATCGAACTTGTTCATCGTATTGCTGGACTGATGAATAAAGAACCGATTATTAATTTCATCAAAGATAGACCAGGACATGATCAAAGATATTCGACATCCAATGATAAGATCACAACAGAAACACCTTGGACTACCAGTGTCGATATCAATGAAGGTCTCTTAAAAACTATCAAATATTATTATGAACAGAACTGATACCCCTCTCAAGGATGCATTTGTCATTCATACAGATAAGTATAAAGATAATAGAGGATTCTTTCTAGAGTCTTACAACTCCAAATCATTCAAAGAGATTGGGTTAGATGTTGAGTTTGTTCAAGACAATCACTCTAACTCTTCAGTAAATGTCCTCAGAGGACTACATTATCAGGTAGAGAAACCACAAGGTAAACTTGTTCGGTGTATGTCTGGACGGATTCTGGATGTCATAGTAGACTTGAGAGAGTCCTCAGAGACCTTTGGTGAGTCGTATTCAATCGATCTGTACTCACCAGAAGTCATGTTATGGGTTCCTCCTGGGTTTGCACATGGGTTTTACTGTATGTTAGACAACTGTCACATTGCATATAAAACTACTGATTATTATTACAAAGAGTACGATAGAACTCTTCTATGGAATGATAAAGACCTTGGTATTCAATGGCCAACTACAACACCAATCCTTTCAGACAAAGATAAATTAGGTAAGACTATGAGTGAGTGTGAAAAGTATGACTGACCTTTCTTTATTTGGAGGTACAGGTTACATCGGTTCAACATATGAACGAATGTACCCTGGTAATGTAATCATTCCTCGTGGTCAAAGACATTTTGATACCAAGAATGTATTGTATTTTATCAGTACAACAACTAATCAGAATGTATTTCAAGATCTACAGGTTGATATTGATGTCAATCTAAAAATCTTTACTGAATTCTTATCACATTGTAAGAGAACTGATACGGTAATCAACTTTGTAAGTTCGGGGTTTGTTTATGGTAATGATATTCTAGATGCCAAAGAGACTGACTGTTGTAATCCAACTGGGTTCTATTCTATTACTAAAAGATGTGCAGAACAACTTCTGATGTCTTATTGTGAGACCTTTGGTATCAAGTATCGTATCTTTAGGATTGGTAATGTCTTTGGTATTGATCCAACAGTATCACAAGGTAAGAATGTTCTAGGTTATATGATCCGTCGTTTGAAGAATGATGACTACATCGTATTGTATGACGGAGGTAACTATGTAAAAGACTATATGCATGTCGAAGATGTGTGTAGTGCAATGAAACTTCTGATGGATGAGTCTGATACCAATAACATCTATAACATTGGTACTGGTGTATCTCGTTCGTTCAGAGAAGTCATCGAGTTTGCAAAGGACTATGTTGGAAGTAATAGTGAGTTGATTAGTACAGAGATGCCTGAGGATCAGAAGTATCTACAGATCAAAAACTTTACAATGAATGTAGACAAACTTTCATCCTATGGTCATGTTCCAAACCTTATGATTGATACTGGTGTCGAAATGATGTGTAAAGCATATTGACTTCAGAACAATTTTTGGTAAAATAAATAGTAAGTAACAAATTAAATGTATGTCTGAATTTAAGAAAACCGCACTAGTACTTGGTGCGGGTGGGTTTATTGGTAGTCATATGGTGAAGAGACTACGATCAGAAGGTTACTGGGTTCGTGGTGTTGACCTAAAGAGACCGGAGTATTCTGACACTGAAGCAAACGAATTCATTCAAGGTGACTTGAGGGATAGAAGTTTTGTTCGCCGTTGTATTCGTACCACGGGTGTCAATGGTGGTTTCTATGCACAGATTGTTGACAAGTTTCTGTCACCCTTTGATGAGATCTATCAGTTTGCTGCTGATATGGGTGGTGCTGGATTTGTTTTCACTGGTGAGAACGATGCAGACATCATGCACAACTCAGTATCTATTAATCTGAATGTACTTGAAGAGCAACATCTTCTTAATCTGGATAAGGATGTAAACAAGACTAAGATCTTCTACTCTGGTTCTGCATGTATGTACCCAGAGCATAACCAACTAGACCCCGATAATCCTGACTGTCGTGAAGAATCAGCATACCCAGCAGCACCAGACTCAGAATATGGATGGGAGAAACTATTCTCTGAGCGTCTATACTTTGCTTACAATCGTAACCATGGGATCCCTGTTCGGGTTGCTAGGTATCACAATATCTTCGGACCTGAAGGAACCTGGGACGGTGGAAGAGAGAAGGCACCAGCTGCAATCAGCCGTAAAGTTGCTTACCTCCCGGAGGTCGGTGGAGGCATCGAGGTGTGGGGAGATGGCTTACAAACTCGTTCCTTCTTGTACATTGACGAATGCATTGAAGCAACTAGAAGACTGATGGATTCAGACTTCATCGGACCAGTTAACATTGGTTCTGAAGAGATGGTCACTATCAATCAACTGGTAGAGACTGCAGGAAAAATTTCGGGTAAAGTAGTACGTAAACTATACAAACTAGATGCACCGACAGGTGTTCGTGGTCGTAACTCTAACAATGATCTCATTCGTGAGAAGTTGGGTTGGGATTATGAACAAACCCTTGAAGAAGGTATTCGTAAGACATATGAATGGATTAGTACACAAATTGAGGAAAAGGACAATGGGAATCTCGGTTGATAGAATTCACGAACTAGTAGGTAATCGTGATCAAGTTGTAATCTTTGAAGTTGGATGTGCTGACGGAACTGATACTAGACAGTTCCTCAGTAAGTTTGGAACTAATCTAAAAATCTATACGTTTGATCCTGACCCAACTAACATCAAGGCAATGTCTGAAGATGGTGGCGTGGATGTCAAAGGTAACTCTAATTCAAAACTAAGGTCTGACGGCCGTCATACTTTTACTTCTGCTGCAATTGCCGCACAGGATGGTAAAACGACATTCACTAGAAGTAGAAATGTAAATGGTCCTGGTGGTGGTACAGACTGGGGTCGTTATTCGGGTTCAATCTATGAACCAAAGACCATTGTCAATAGTCCTAAGTATGGGAATCGTTGGCCAATGATTCAGTATGATGAGAAGATTGAGGTTGTAACTCGTAGTCTCGATTCATTCTGTGATGAGAATGGTATCAAACATATTGACTTCATGTGGATGGATGTTCAAGGTGCAGAGAAGGAAGTGTTTCGTGGTGCCAAGAATATGATTGGTAAGATTGATTACATCTACACTGAGTATCACGAAGAAGAGATGTATGAAGGTGCTACTAATCTTCAGACAGTTACTGATCTTCTGGTTGGGTATGATATGGAACAGAACTGGCCATATAATGATGTGGAAGGTGGTGATGTATTGTTTAAAT